TCGTGATGCGTTGGTACTCGATCCTGAGTACGCTGCTCTTGCTTATCTACGCCCATTCACCACAAATGATTTGGCTAAGACAGGCGACAGCGAGAAAACACAATTGCTCGCTGAGTTCACTCTTGAAGTTAAGAATGAAGCTGCACATGGTATCGTTGCTGATTTGGTAGCGACATCGTAATATTGTAGGTAGAATAGGGGGTGGATAACTGCCCCCTATTTTTATGATTACTTATTTGCAAGGTGGTCTTGGCAATCAGATGTTCCAGTATGCTGCTGGACTAGGATTAGCACGAATATTAGGGGAAACCCTAGAAATCAATACCGAGTTTTACAAGAATCATAAGCAAAGGCAGTACGAACTAGGGGTTTTCCCTATATCTGGCATAGTTACAGATAATTCTGATAAGCCTATATGGGAAAAACACTTTCAATATCAAGAATTGTCCCAATCTGGGATGTTAGTAGGATATTGGCAGTCAGAGAAATACTTTGATCATGTAGAAGATGAAATTAGGCAAGAGTTTAAATTGCCTAAACATACGATAGATGATGACATGGTGGCGGTGTCGGTCAGGCGAGGCGATTATTTGAGCCTACAGGACACTTTTAAACTTTTAGATGAGGAATACTACTCCGATGCTAGAGAAGTATTCCCAGATGCTACTTTTGTAGTGTTTTCAGACGATCCTAAGTGGTGCGAAGAAAACCTAGAGTGGGCAGATATAGTAGTAAAAGATAATCCAGCAATTGTAGATTTAGCTCTACTTTCATCCTTTAAAAATCATATAATAGCAAATAGTAGTTTTGCTTGGTGGGGAGCTTGGTTAGCCAACGGTGATACAGTTGTAGCGCCTAGAGAATGGTTTACCAATGACTTGAATACTTGTGATTTGATACCTGATAGGTGGATAAGGATTTGAAAAAGATACTGGATGTAGAAGGTAGACGGATTAGGACTGCTTTTGATGATGGCGATGGCGGTCTTATTATTGAAACAAAAGAAGATTTGACACCTATTATTGAGCGTAATAAAGCTGAATATGCTCAGTTTGATCAAACTGCAAGATGGGGTGAAGAATTATTTGATCCCAAGAATAAAGTAGCAAGCATACCGTTAGTTTTGTTTGATGATCTAAACAAAAAGGGAATCTGTAGAGGTTTCCATGTGATAGATCAAAAACGATTTAAGGATTGGTTAAATGATCCTGATAATCGTCATTTCAGAACAAGACCAGGAAAGGTATAGCATGGCACATATTGGTATTTGTATTCCAGCAAGAAGTGCAATGGAAATTGGCACAGCATTTGATCTAGCTAATATGTGCGCTTATACAGCAAAACATACAAAGCACGATTTATCGTTGTTTACATCGGCTGGCACATTGATCTTTGATCAGCGCAACAATTTAACAAAGGCTGCACTAGAGTCTAAATGCACCCATGTATTGTGGGTAGATGCGGATATGAGGTTTCCAAAAGATACCATTATTCGTCTATTAGGGCATAAAAAGCCAATTGTCGGTGTAAATGCTACGACTAGAGTAGAGCCAGTAAAAGCGACTGCTAAAAACTTGTTTATAGATGAAGTAAATAAAGTAGGTCAATGGACTGCTGTAGACTCCAAGAATAAACAAGGAATAGAACAAGTAACAGCGCTAGGATGTGGTGTATTGCTAGTGCAAGCAGATGTTTATAAAAAGATGGATGAACCGTACTTTTGGTTCTATGAAATACCTGGAGATAAGATTCTAGGTGAAGATGTATATTTTTGTGTAAAAGCACACGATTGCGGATTTGATTCATTTGTAGATCATGGCTTATCTAACGAGATAGGGCATATTGGACAATACACTTATAGTTGGGATGACATTAAATGAGTTTTACTTCCTATACCGACTTAAAAACATCGGTGGCTAATTATCTAGGCAGATCAGATCTGACTAGTGTTATCCCTGATTTTATTAAGTTTGCAGAATTGCGTTTATCTAGGGATTTAAGAACTAGAACAATGCTTAACTCAGCTACTGCTCCTACTGTAGCTGGAGATCCTAAGATTGCTATCCCTACAGATTTTAATCAGATAAGGGATTTGTATATACATGGCAATCCTAGATCATCTTTAACTTACATGAGTCCATCATCTTTTAATCGTAATGCACGAGCAGATGACTCTGGAAAACCAGTTTTTTATACGATGATCGCTCAAGAGTTTGTATTAGCTCCTATTCCTGATACCGTATATACGCTAGAGATTTTGTATTACAAAGTGCCTACACAATTAAGCAGTACGACTGCATCTAACGAGTTCTTGGCTAATTACCCTGATGCTTTGCTTTATGCAACTTTATTAGAGGCAGAGCCATATTTAATCAATGATGCTAGGACAGCTACTTGGGCTGACTTGTACAATAGAGCTATTGCAAATATCAACGATTCAGATCAAGGATCAGAATATGCTGGTATCCCACTACAAATGACCGTTACATCTCGATAAGGAATAAAAAATGGCTGAAATGTCAAACTACTTGGAAAATGCCTTGATCAATGGCACTTTACGAGCAACAACTTATACAGCACCATCTACAGTTTATGTAGGTTTGTTTACATCTGATCCTACCGATGCTGGTTCTGGTACAGAAGTTAGTGGTGGCTCTTATGCTCGTAAATCAGCAACTTTTGGAGCGCCTTCTAATGGCGTTTCTGTAACTACTGCTGATATTACTTTTGATCAAGCTACTGCATCATGGGGAACTATTGGCTGGATTGGCATTTTTGATGCTTTGACTACAGGCAATTTGCTTTACCACACACCATTGACCACATCAAAGACTATTGATACTGGCGATATTTTCAAGATTGCGTCTGGTAGCTTAACTGTTACATTGGCATAATGGCTTTAACTCTCGAACAGTTAGACCAGTTCGGGACTTTAGAGCAAGTACCATACTCATTTGATCATACTTGGCAAACAGACGAAGTATGTGGTGATTGGCGCTTAGAGGACATAGATTCCTTTGGCACACTAGATCAATTACAAATTTCATTTGATGATCCAGTATGGACTACGCTATGTGTTAAGTTCCCTGGCGCAACAATTACTGCAGATGCACAAGTATCAGCAGATGGAGTTCGCCTAAGAACTGGTGTAGCAGATATTACTGCAAATGCTACAGTCGTAGCTCAAGGTATTAGAGTAGCGGTAGGTTCTGCAGATATTACTGCAAACGCACAAGTAGAAGCAGAGGCTTATGCCATTAGGACTAACTCTGCCTCAATAGAAGGCTCTGCAACCGTTGTAGCAGATGGCGCTAGGGTAGCAGTAGGTCAAGCAGAAATAAACGCTACAGCAACCGTTGTAGCAAGCGGAATAGGCATATTAGCTGGTGTTGCTGATGTTAATGCTCAAGCAAGCGTTGTATCAGATAGCATACGCATAAGAACTGCTGACGGTGCAATTACTGCAAGCGGTACAGTTAGCGCAGATGCTCTTAGAGAAAGAACATCACAAGCAGATATAACAGGCATAGCAACTGTTACTGCATTAGGTGGTGTTGAATATGCTGGCGATGCAGATGTAGAGGCATTTGCAACAGTTACTGCTGCTGGAGTAGGAATATTTACTGGTATTGGCACAATAAACGCCACAGGATCAGTAATTTGTTATGGCAATATAATTGGTGATGAATGGACTTCAGACACAATCGGATCTGAATCATGGACACCTAACTCAGTAGGTTCTGAGGTTTGGACTGCAACTTCTGTAGATAATCCTAACTGGACACCTATTACACCTTCTAGTGGTGGATGGACAAATAATACTATTGGATCTGAAACATGGCACTAAGCAGAATTACACTAGGAGAATGGACTCCAGACCAACCAGGTTTAACTACTGGCTTGCAAAGGGCAGAAAATGTCTACCCTAAAGCAAATGGTTATGGAGCGATTCCTACCGTTGTAGATTATTCTCAAAATGCGTCTGAGGATCTAAACAATGTAGTGGCTGGTCGTACAACGGTTGGTGGTACGATTCTCTTGGCTGGCGGTGCAACAAAATTGTTCCGTCTAGACCAAGCGGATTTGTCTATGGACAATATATCCAAATCAGGTGGATATACCACACCAACCGATCAAAGATGGAAGTTTACGCAGTTTGGCGATGTCGTTATTGCTGCTAACGGTTACGATAAATTGCAGGGCTACAATGTTAATAGTTCCTCACTTTTTGCAGATTTAGCAGCAGATGCCCCTACAGCACGATATGTAACAATTGTTCGTGATTTTGTAGTAGCTGGCAATATTCAACCAGACTATCCTAATCGAGTGCAATGGTCAGCAATTAACGATGAAACAAGCTGGACACCTAGCGCTACAACACAAGCCGATTATCAAGAAATTCCTGATGGTGGATCTATTGTTGGTGTAACTGGTGGTGAATTTGGTTTAGTCTTGCTAGATCGCTCTATTTACCGTATGAGCTATGTTGGTAGCCCATTAGTATTTCAGTTTGATAACATTACTCGTAACTTAGGATGTTATGAGGCTAATTCTGTTATTCAATACGCTGGAATGACATTCTTCTTGGGTGATGATGGATTCTATGCTTGTGATGGACAGCAAATTCTGCCTATTGGTAATGAGAAAGTAAACCGTTACTTTTTTGAAGATGTAGATCAAGGAACAATTTACTTAATGTCGGCTGCGGTAGATCCTGCTAAAAAGCTCATTATTTGGGCTTATGCTGGCAAAGGATCTGCTACTGTAAATAAGCTAATTATCTACAATTTCCAAACACAAAAATGGTCTAGCGCAACTACAACGGTAGATCGTATTGCAAGCACTTCTACACCAGCAGTAACGCTAGAAGGTATGGATGCTTACGGTAATCTAGACACCATTATGACTAGCTTTGATAGCCGATTATGGCTTGGCGGTAGATTGCAATTGGCTGGTGTAAATGAAAAGAAAATTGTTACATTTACTGGGGCTAATGCTACTGCTTATTTAGAAACTGGAGATATTGAGATTCCAGGAGCTACATCTGCAATTACTATGGTTAAACCACTTGTAGATAATGGTTCTGCTAATGTTGCAGTAGCTACAAGACGATTGTTAAATGAAAATATTTCTTATGGAACTCCATCATCATCTGATGCAGAAAATCGTGTATCTATCCGTAGCGTAGGAAGGTATCATCGTCTACAATTATCTCCTACAGGATCGTGGACTACTGCGATGGGAATGGACATAGAGATTAATGGTTTAGGCACTAGATAATGTTTAGAAGATTACCCCCTTTTGGTGGAGATCAGCGATCAGTCGCTGAAGTAGTCAATAACATTATGGATGGTAAAACAAATAATACTGGTTCTATCACATTAGCTACAGGCGGTGCATCTACAACAACAATTACAGATGCTCGTATAGGTGTAGATAGCGTTATTTTGTTGATGCCAACAGATGACATATCTGCATCTGCGTATTATCCTTATGGCGCTTTTCAAGATACAACAACGCAAACAATAAGCAGCACTACGACTGCTTATCCAATGACATTTAACGCCACAGATTATTCTGAAGGTGTAACAATCGCAAGTAGTTCTAGAATTACAGCGCTATATTCTGGTTTATACAATTTACAATTTTCTACACAATTTACTAATACAGATAGTCAAGCACATGATGTTGATATTTGGTTTAGAAAAAATGGCACAAATGTTCCATCTAGCAATAGCCAATTTACAGTTCCAAGCAAACATGGATCTATAAATGGACATTTAATTGCTGGATTAAATTTCTACATAGCATTAGCAAAGAATGATTATGTAGAGATTATGTGGTCTGGAACAAGCACTACAATTTATATAGAAACTATTGCAGCACAAACAAGTCCAACAAGACCAGTAACTCCATCTGTAATTGCAACACTTAGTTATTTGTCATCAAATGGTTACACAAGCGATATATTTACAAGCCCTTATATTTCTTCTGTAACCAATGGTAGTGCAGTTATTAGTCATCCAGCTAATACTTTATCAGGTAAAACATTTAAATACATAGTAGTAGGCTAAAGGAAAATCATGGCAACAGTAAGCACAACATCCTCTATTGATCCAGGCATATTGCCCTATATCACTACTGGTTTAGAACGAGCTAAAAGTCTATTCTTAGGTGGTGAACAGCCAACAATGTATCCAGGGCAGACTTATGTTAGCCCATCTCAGGAAACATTAACTGCTTTGCAACAACAGCAAGATATTGCACAAAGACAAAGCCCTACATTACAAGCTGCTCAAAATGCTTATTTGCAATCTTATGGTGGACTAGGCACTACTGCTGCTGGTGGATTCTTACAGGGCAATCCTTATCAGCAACAAATGGTAGAGGCTGCTACTCGCCCATTGGTTCAACAATATAGTAATCAAGTATTGCCTGGTATTGCTAGTCTTTACTCTAAATCAGGTCGCTATGGTTCTGGCGCTATGCAAAACGCATTAGGTCAAGCTACAGAACAGTATGGTCGTGCTTTAGGTGATGTATCTGCAAATATCGTAGGCACACAGTACGATCAAGAAAGAGCAAGACAGCAACAAGCTATGATGGGATTAACTAATTTAGCTCAAGCTGCTCCTGGTATTTATGCACAACAATATTTGCCATCACAGCAATTAGCACAAGTAGGACAGCAAAGAGAGGCTATTGCAATGCAACCTTTGTCAGAGGCTATGCAACGCTATTCTTTCCAACAGCAATTACCATATCAGCAATTATCTGGTTATTTGTCATCCGTTTATGGTAGCCCTACTGCAAGTTATGGATCTACTACTCAGAATATGTCTACCAATCCTACTGTTGGCGCTATTGGCGGTGCATTGGGCGGTGGATTGTTAGGATCTGCAGTCGGATCTGCATTTGGATTCCCTGGTTTGGGCGCTGGTTTAGGTGCATTAGGTGGCGGTTTATTAGGTGGTTTTAGTTAATGCTTGATGGGATTACCTATCAAACAGAAGATTTAAAGGATTTTATTGTTGAGTTTGGCAAGTTGTTAAAGCCACACATGACAGAGATAAATGTATCAGAAAGATTAGGTTTTGAATTTAAGCCTAATTTTTCTAAATACATAAAGTTGCAAGAAGCAGGAATATTAGTTGTAGTAACTTGTAGGCATGAAGGTAAGTTGATTGGATATACAGTTTTTGGCATATCCGAACATATACGCTACGCAGACTGCAAGTTAGCAAAAGAAGATTTGTATTACATTGTTCCAGAATATCGGGGAAAAGGATTAGGCAAGCAATTGTTTATAGAAACTGAAAAAGTGCTAAAACAAAAAGGTGCAAACCAAATAATTTTTACTACTAAAACCTATAGCGATAACAGCCATATTTTTGAGCAATTAGGATACCAATTTTTTGAAAAATCATTTACTAAGAGAATACTATGAGTAGCGGAAACGATTACAACTGGGAGATGACGGGAGCGCCAGACCCTAGTGTCGCATGGACTGATCCCAATGCTGCTGAATCTTGGAATAATTATGCAGAGCAAAAGAACGCTGAAAGTGGTGGCGCTGGTCAGCCTTTGCCAACTATTAGCGAACATGGTACATTTGTAGCTCCAGAGCCATCAAAAGAACCCCCAGTTTGGTTAAGACCAGAAGATTATGTAACTTACGGTTACGCTGCTCCATATACTCAAGAACAAATTAAAGCTGGCGCTAATTTAGAAGATATTAGGCAAGGCTACGGTGGTCTTTCTTACGCTACTTTAGCTGGCAAATCTAACTTTTATGAACCTGCTTTTGCTGGTGAATATCTTGTTGATCCTAAATCAGGAAAGTTTGTATTAGATGAATCTGGCAATCCTATTGGTTTGCCAAGACCTAATGTTTCTGGTACTGGTTTTGGGGATTTTATTGCGGATAAATTAATCCCTGGTGCTATTGCTTTAGGTGCTGCTGGAACAGGATTAGGTGCTGCTGGATTAATTGGTGCTGGCGGTACTGCATTAGGCGCTCCAGCATTAGCAGCTACAGGAGAAGTCGGTCTGTTATCCAATCCTCTTGTTTTGGCTGCTGTAAAAGGCGCTGGAATGGGCGCTTTAACTGGCGGTGTTACATCTGCCTTAACTGGTCAAGATGCGCTTAAAGGCGCTTTGATTGGTGGCGCTACAGGCGGTATTTTAGGTGGCGGTGAAGCTGCATTATTCCCAGAAGCTGCACAATGGGCGCAAGGCTCTATAGCTAATTCTGGCTTATTAGGCGCTGGTCGTGGTGCTGCTGGTGGCGCAATTAATACATTGCTAGGCGGTGGCGATTTACAAAAGAATGTAATGTATGGCGCTGGTTTAGGCGGTGCATTAGGTGCAGGTACAGAGTACTTCTTCCCATCTGCACAAGCACAACCCCCTCAAGGTGAGCCAAGATGGGCAAGTGTTGCAGACTCGCTACAAAACGCTAATCAATCTTTAGATTATTTTAATAATTTGAAGTATGGTGATGTATCCAATATGGGGTATGCTGGCACACCTTATTCTGGTGAAGGTTTAAATCCAGCAGTAAGAACTGGTGGTGGCTATGATGTATTAAGCCCAGAATATATTACTAATCGTGGCGCTTATGGTGCTGGCGGTTATAAAGGTGTTGGTTTAGATCCAGCAATTGAACAGCTATATAGTGGTTTAGGTTTAAACCCTAATCTTAATTACAATACTGCAGGACTGGCTAATACTGCCGAAGCGCTTTCACAAGCATCTGGTGTTGATATTAATCGTGCTGAGTTTGCTGGTCGTGGCGGTTTAACTGCCGATCAAGAGGCTGCATTAGATCGTGCCTTAACTGCTGCTGATTATCCAACACCTTCAAATTGGTTTAGTGGTTTAGGAAACTTAGGCACAATGCTAGGATTAGGTGCATTAGGCAGAGGCATGGGTGGTGGAGCTGGAAAAGCTGCTGGTGCTTTGGGTGGTTCTTATGTTCCAAAAGGAATGGTAGATTACTCTGGAATCCTAAACTTATTAGCACCTAAAACATCTACAAGATCATCTTTATTAGGATAAGAAAATGGCATTTGAAGATATAGCACCTGGAATGTTTGGTCAGTTTCCTGATATGTCAGGAGCGCTATCCCCAGAACAAGCGCAAGCACTACAGTCTAATGCTGCTAAACAAGCATTGTTAGCTAGTGCAGTTACTATGCTTGGTATGTCAGGAGCGCAACGAGTGCCTGTAAGTACAGGACAAGCTCTAGGGGCTGCGTTAGGCGCTGGTTTAGGCGGTTATCAAGGCGCATTTGATAATACCCTAAAGCAAATGATTGCTGCTCAACAAATGGCAGACTATCGTAAAAAAGCCGAGGCTCGTTCTGCATACGAAAAAGCAATTGCTGGTGCTACAACAATGCAGCCACAAGCTATTCCAATGGCTCAAGGACAAGGCTCTCAATTAGAGATGTTGTCTAGACCTGAGTTTGGCGGTGATATGGCTGGCGCTGAAACTGTTAGCGCATTAAAAGCCAATCTGCCAATGGTTAAGAAAATTAATCCTGATGTGGCTAATGCTGCTGCTTTAGACTATTTGCGTTCTACAGATCCTGCTAAATTCCTAGAATTGACTGCTAAAGCATCAAACGAGCCAGGAAAAGTACAGGAATATGAATATGCACAAACTCCTGCTGGTGGAAACTATAAAGGATCATTTACAGAATTCTTAGCTTTATCCAAACCAGGTGGCGTAAACCTTACCCTAAATACTGAGAAATCTTTTGGTGGTGAACTTGGCACACAATTAGCTAAACAAGATGCTGCTAAATATGAAAATGCTATTAAAGCTCCTGGAATGGTAGCAAGCATTAATGCTACTAGAGAAATTCTAGATAAAGGCAATGTAATTACTGGCGCATTTGCAGATGAAAAGTTAAATATTGCTCGTGTAGGTCAAGCATTAGGTGTAACTGGTAAAAATACCGATGAAATGGTAGCTAATACACAGACATTGTTTGCTAATCGTGCTGGCGCTGTATTAGATTCTATTCGAGCATCTGGATTAGGTGCTGGTCAAGGATTCTCTAACGCAGACCGAGATTATTTAGAAAAAGCAAAAATGGGTGGAATTAAATTTAGCCCTGATGCAATGAAGAAACAGTTAGACATTGAAGAAAAAGTAGCCAAAGCTACTGCTGGCGCATGGAATGAGCGTTACGATGCTATGCCTGATAGCGCTAAAAAACCATTGGGCTTGTCAAAAGTAGAAATTCCTACTGCAAAAGAAATAGCAAAGTCAGGTGTTAAAAAATACAATCCAGCTACAGGAAAAGTAGAATGATTATTGATATTCCAAAAGTAGGAGAAGTTGAATTTCCTGATTCAATGTCTGAAAAGGAAATCAATGCTGCTGCTAAAAAATTATATGATCAAGCCAATGTGCCAGAAAAACCACAGATCAATAGGCTTGCAGAAATAGCCACTAGAGGCGCTGCTCCATCTGTTATTGGTGGATTAGCTGGTGGTGCTGTTGCTGGCGCTCCAGGCGCTTTATTAGGCTCTATGGCGCTCCCTGTGGGTGATGCGCTTAATAGTTTTATTAACATGATTACAGGCGGTGTTAATAAGGCTGTTGGTACAGATATTGGTCAATTACAGATGCCTAGCCAAGTTGTTAGCAATTACATGACACAGGCTGGTTTAGCACAACCTGAAAGTCGTGGAGAGCGAATGGTAGAGGCTGGTGCTGGTGGTATTGGTTCTACATTAGCACAATTACCAGCATTAGCAAAAATAGGCACACAAGCTATTTCTCCTTTAGCAAAAGAAGTTGCTACTCGATTGGCAGAAGCTCCTGCTAGACAGGCTGCAATTTCTGCTCCTGCTGCTGCTACTGGACAATATGTTGCAGAGGCTACAGGAAGTCCTTTGGCTGGTATGGTAGCTGGTGGTATGGTAGGCGCTGCTGGCGGTGTAAAAGGTAGAAAAGCAGAATCTGCTCCTACTGCTGCTCAATTAAAAGAACAAGCTGCTGCTGCTTATCAACGCTCTGCTGATGCTGGCGCTGTTATTAAGCCTGAGAGCTTAGAAAATGCTGGTCAAAAGATTGTAGATAAAGTTTCAAATAAAATTGTTATTGACCCAGAAGTAGATACTGGCGCTGTAGCAATTAATCGTAGGCTTACAAAAGTATTTAGCCAACCACAAACATTAGAGCAATTAGATCTTACTCGTCAATTTATTAGAGATGAACAAGCTGGCGGTGGAAGAAATGCTAAATATGCAAGAGAAGCATTAAAAGAGTTTGATAATTACATTAATAGTATTGGTAAAAATGATATTGTTGCTGGAGATTCAGCTAAAGCAATTAACTCATTAAAAGATGCTAGAGATTTGTGGAAACGCAGCAATAAAACTCAAATCGTTGAAGATGTTTTGCAAAGTGCAGAATTAAGGGCTGGTAACTATTCTCAATCAGGTATAGAAAATAGATCGGAAGAGC